AGGATGTAAACTTTTTTTTATTGAATGTAATAATTCTTCATCATCTCCACATAAATCTAATCCAAATAACAATCTAAAAAAATCTAATAAACACGTTTCATCTTTAAAATTCCAATTATATTTATTAATAGTAACATCTACATTAAAACCATTTTTTTCTATTAATTGCGAATCTTTTTCTGTAAAAAATAACCCCCTATGACCATTACTATTATATGTATCCACAAATTCATTTAACCATCTAGCTTGTGAAGAATTACAAATAACATCACCTATTACTAACATTCCTCCTGATGTTAAAATTCTATAAAATTCACTATATAAAATATCTCTTTCATGAATATTTAAATGATGTAAACTTGCAAGACAAATTATTTTATTAATAGAATTTGATTGTAATGGTATTTTATCATATGTAAATTCTTGAATAGAATCTACTATAAAATCTTTCTGCATATCAAAAGCCAAATATGTTATATTTAATTCAGGATTTATATATTTATCAATCGGTATTCCTCCGGCAAAAACATTTAACAAAATATCACCCTTTTTAAGTTGAAGATGATTTATTGCAGTCATAAATTCTTCATATAGTACATCATTATATAATTCAACAGCATTTGAATAAGAATGAGCTCTATTTGTAAATGATTTTATATAATCCATAAATACTAATATGCTTAATATACTTATATAATATTCAACAATTTTATTAATTTATTATATTTCAAGTTTTGAGTACTATGTTTTAAAAATGTAACATGTATAAAAAATGATTTAATTTCATCCAATTTTAAATGTGTATTTGTATTAAGTGTTGTAGAAAAAATTAATTCATCATCTATCATTATTTTTACAGGTAAAGTGTTTGATATAGTTTTGTCCATTATATATAATGATAAAATTCGTTGATCACTTTTAAAACTTGATTTGTATTTATTCATATTATGTATAATATCACTAAACATATTTATATATGACCTCTTATAAGCTATGATAAATCCACTATTTAAGTAACAAAATGGTTTTTTAAAATTTTCTTCAAAAAATTGTTTAACTGAACTACAATGATGGGAAAACTTGGATTCACTACTAATAATTATATCTCTATTTGTATTTATAAATCTGTTTTTAATATCTTGTGGTTTATATAATTTTTTATTAAATAACATATCATGACCATCTATTATACAAACAATATCATCTATTGTAATATGATTTTGATTTTTAATATATTCATAAGTTTTATAAATTTTTGATAAATTCTTTAATTCATTATCATAAGTATCTATTATATGCAATGTTTCAGGATATAATGTTTTTTGTAAATTAATTGTTTTCTCAATTGAATTTTTATCAACCAATGTTATAAAATATATATTCATTATACATCTATTTCTAAATATTATATATAATTATTATTCTTTATTATTTAAAAATGAAACCTCACGCCTTTGTGCAAAATTACAAATAAAATTATATAATTTATGCTTTAAAAATAAGTATTTTATATAATTTTATTTAAATTTGCGCACAAGCTCGTTCTAAAGTAATTTAGGATAATGTATAAATTAAATAAGCTATAATAACAATAATCACAATTATAATAATAATACTACCACTTCCTGTAACATTATCACTTTTTTCTGCATTACTATTAGTAAAATGTTCCTGGCTTGTCCAGGCCCGAACGGAGTCGGGATCCTTTACTTCCGATTCTGTAACAGGTTTCTGTTCAATATCAACAGCGTCATCTATTAATCCTTGTCTACAGAAATTCTTGTTGACTTTTTTCTTTTCTAAATCAATTCCTGCAAAATGATAATAATCTTCTAATGATCTTACGTTTCCCAAACCATATTTATATCCATGTAAATTAGGATTATTTTTACTTAAACCAATTAATTCTTTTACTTTTCTAAAAGCTTCCGCATCTGTGTAATTCTTATCAGTCCAAATCTTTGGTTTATTTTCACGAGTATATTCGTGAAATGCTATATTTTCATTTGGTGTAAAAATATCATAACCAGCCGTCCATATTCTTATTGAATGTAATATTTCTTCACCTACAAATAAATAATCTAATGTAGGATCAAATGGTACATCCTTTAACAATGATCCTTCACAAAATAAAAATCCACCTGCAACATAAGGTGAAGGATGCATTTCATCCGTTTCTATGGTTTCTGCACCTAAAAAACTTATCATCCCTGAATCATTAAAAAAAGATTTACAAATTCTAGTTACACCATTCACTTTTGGTATACCCACTTGTGATTCTGGTTCCCATGCAGCTGGATAATGCGATAATACAGGTTTTTGTGACATACCAGATTCCTTGAGTTTTTTCATCATATTTATACATTTCTTATCCCATCCAGGAACTAATTTTGTATGCGAATCTATTTGAAAAAAATAAGTTTGGTTATCATAAAGAGTACTACATAAATATCTTGCCCATGTTGGACCTTTCGCCTCATAATGTTTTAATCTCATCATTTTAATATTATTTTTATACTTTTCTTCAGGTAATATACATTCTATATCTTTTGAATCTTCTGACATATCATTCTGTTGACAAATACCTACGAAAATATTCTCTGGCCTTTCGGCATTCCCAAATAAATATTGTAAAGTTGTTGGACATTCATCATCTCTATAACTCGCAACACTCACAAAAATGGTATCACCCATCTGGTAATTTATTACTATTACATATAATCAATAAATTTATAATTTTAATTTTATTGATTTTATAGTCATTTATTCTCTATTTCTGTATTTATTTTAATGTATAACTAGTGACAATATCTTTAAAAATATAACTTTCTTTAAATGTTTTTATAGGATTATAATTATATTCATTATCATCTGTACATATTACTTCTGCTGTATTATACTTAGCTAACACGTCAACAAATTGTAATGTACCCATTGCACTTGCCGCATTTATTTTATCAACTTCATTTAAAATATTTATAATTGCTGATATAACAGCATTTTCATTTAAACTACTATATAAATCTTTATCCATAATATCTTTAAATGTTTTATATTCTTTTGTAATCACTAAACTATTTACTTTATCACCATAATATTCTATTCTTTTTATTAAATTTTTACAATGATTTATAAATATAGAATCCTTTTTTAATGAATTTTTATTATAATGATTCAATTCATATCTTAAATTATTAATATCTATATATGGAACTGGAGGTGGATTATTAGCTGTTTTTTCTAAATTTAATACACAAAATACACCAATCACAAGATTTAAACAAGGATAACTTTTTCCATTTCCTAAACATGTATTTGAAAGTGTTAATTCATTTGCAATTGTATTAAATATAAGACTACTTCTTATTTTACCATCTTCGGTCCTGGATACAAAACATGAATCATCTGTACAATAACTTTTTAAACATGATTCTATAAATTCAGGTGAAACATCAATACTACTTTTATTTTTTTCAAATAATATCTGTTTAATTAAATTTCTTATATCTGTTAATGAATTATTAATCATGACACCTTCATTCTTTCTTATTTTACAAATATCTCTTCCATAATTTAATTTACATGTTTTTTCATTAAAAATAATAGGAAGTGTTTTTATAATATGACGAATTTCTTGAAGATATTCTTGTTTAAATAATTTTATAATATCTATTATATTTGTTAAAATTTTTTCAGAATTTGATGAAACAATAAATTTATCCTTTTTTATAACTAATGGTTTAACATTTTTTTCAAAAAATGTAACTAATTTTTTCGTTATTTCATCTACTTTTATTTTTGATTTATTATCAACCAACTCTCTTAATTTAAATGATGTACTGTCAGGATTAGAAAATATAATTTTTTTAAAATCATCAGGATATAATTTTTCCATCAATACACTTAGTATTTTTGTTGTCGTAAATGCTTTTTTACTTTCATTAGGATTGACATTAATATAATTTTTGTATATAGTATCAAATACATCAATAACATTTAAAAGAATATTTAATCCATTGTTAAATTTAACATCACCTAAACTCATATATTTTTCAAGTAATATTGAATCAATATCAGGCCCAGATTGTTTAAAATTAACATTTGTTGAAAGTAATTGATTCACAATATTTAATTGTAAATTATTATACTCAACAACATTAAAAGAATATTCTTTAACATCCTCTACTTTTTTTATTTGTTCATTTTCATTAAAATTATATAAATCATCTTTTGATTTTATATACAATTCACAACCTTTGGATATTTCATTTTTATTCTCAATTTCTCTATTATTTGCATAGAATGGTTCATTTTTATCAATATCACTTTTTATATTTAAAAATTTCGAAATTACATTATCATCATCACAATCAAATGCATTTTCAACACCAGCAAAATCACCTACAATTAAATTAACAGTTCTACTACCACTTTTTAAATTAATAAAAATTAATGTATGACTTCTTGAACTATTAGGATTATTTGTTGTTGCTTTTACAAAACGATCTCTATCTATGAAATGTATAATCACTTCACCTAATGCTGAATTTTTAGGAAATACAGTTGTATTTGTCGTATCATCAAAATTCCAATCTGATTTATCTCCTTCACTTTTAAATAATAAATTAACTCTATCATAATGATTATTACTATGTGTATAATCTTTATCCAATACAAATTTAGAATTTAAATATGTGAAATTTAATGTCTCTTGTTTTTGAGGATTTTTTACAGTAACAAGTGTATTACTTTGATAAAATTCATATGTTTTTAATTCGATATTAATAAAACCCTTATTACCCATAATATTACAAAGATTTACTAAAACACCATCTTCTTTTTTTTTATTAAAATAAATAAGTGATGATGTTTTTCCAGCCCCACTCGCACCATATCCTATAATAAATACAGGTTTTAAATTTTTTAAAGAATCAATAACTTCAGGAATATTCTTTGCTATATCTTTATTATCATATTGTTGATTAAACACTTTTGTAAATGGCCCTAATGCATATATATGATCATACTTTTTAACTGTTAAATTACCATTTACATTAATAAATTCATTTGTTTTATCATTTTTAACAACTTCAATATCACCATTATCATTTATTTTGTAATAAGCATCATTATCATCATTATAATTTACCAACATCATTCTATCATCATTTTCTGTATATACTCCAAATCTCTTATTATAATCAGAATTTTCATTATTACGTATTTTAACATAGGTTAATACATTATTTTTAATTTTTTCTCTTATCACTTTATTTAAGACATCCCTTAATTTATTAATATTTAAAGAACTTTCCAAAATAGTTACAAGTTGATGAAATGCCTTTATAAAATACAAATAATCAATAATATAAATTTGCATTGTATCTTTTATTTTTTCAACTGATGCATCTTCTTTATTCGGATTTAACATAACATCATTTAATACATTCATTAAACGTTTTACATAAATATATTTGTAATTTGATTTAGAATTTAAATAAATTTTATAATTTGTAGTATCATTATTAATTTCATTATCATAGGATTTTAAAAAATCTGTAATACGTACATCTACATTACTTAAATTAATATAAAAAAACTTGTACATGAAAATAAAAACATCTTTTGTATTTAACTCATCATTATCCTTTTCAACAATTTTAATTTCATTAATGATAGATTCTAATTCGCTAAAACTTAATGTTGTTAATTTTACAATTGTAGGTGTCAACATTAAATAATGAATTGTATCAATGTATACATTAATTAATTCATCACGTAATTTTTTATCATCATAACTTTCTAATATTTTATTATCACTCTCATATTCTCTTATTTTATTAAGATCATTTATCGCCTTTAAACTACCATCATGAATAATTTTAATATTTTCATCTTTTGTACCTAAAAATTGAACACTTGTTTTAATTTTAATGTTTTTAGATACTTCAGTAACACTTATCTTAGTCTTACCAACCATTATTATATTATAATAAATAAAATTAATATTGATATTAGTTTTATTTATTTTACACAAAATTATTACAAAATATTATGAGCTTCTATTAAATAACTTAATTTATCTTTAAATGATAATTTATCATCTACATCTACTAACTTATTATCTATTTGTTTTTGTAAATCTTTATCTTTATTACGCACAACTTCCATAAGATCTTTATTTAATCCACCAAAGGTCGGCTCACCCTTTTCCTCAACTTCACCTATCACTTTTTTCTTTTTTATTTCTTGTTCACTAGGTTTTTTCTCATCCTTTTTAACTTCCGTTTCAGGTTTAACTTCAGGTTTAACTTCAGGTTTAACTTCAGGTTTAACTTCAGGTTTAACTTCAGGTTTAACTTCAGGTTTAACTTCAGGTTTAACTTCAGGTTTAACTTCAGGTTTAACTTCAGGTTCAGTTTCTGGTTTTTCTGTCTGTTTCTTTAATCTATCTAATTCATCCAGAATAGATTTTTCTTTCATTTTTTCATTTTCCAATTGTTTTTTTAGTTCCTGTTCTTTATTTTTTTGTATATCTAATTGTTTTTGTAATTCTTTTTCTTTATCATTATATTGTTTTTTTAATAAAGCAAGTTCAGCATCATTATGTTCTCTAGATGCGTCTAATTCAGCTTCTATTTTTTCTGTTAAATCAGCTAATTGAGAATTTAATACATTTACTTTATTTTTTTCATCATTTTTTTCTTTTTCAGCTTGTTCTTTAGCTAATGTTAATTTTTGAATAATATCATTTTGTTTTGACAATTCATCATTTTTTTCTTTTTCAGCTTGTTCTTTAGCTAATGTTAATTTTTGAATAATATCATTATGTTTTGATAATTCATCATTGTAATTTGCTTTTAATTTTTGCAACTCTTCAATTAAAGATGTACAATCCTTTTTTTTCTTTTTATTTTTATCAATAGTATCTTGTATTTTTTGAATATCTGTTTTAGTATTTTCAAACCATATATTCATTTGTTCATTATATTGTTTTACTTTATCTTCAACTTCCTTTGTATTAATAACTTCATTACATGTTTTTGTTTTGAAATCATGTGCATCATCAATTATAATATTAATGTTTTTTTCTTTTCCATTAAATTTACTTAATTGGTTTTCATTTGATGATATTTTTTTATCTTTATTAATATACCCAACGACTTTTTTTTTATCACTTGTTAAAAAAACTCCCACTAATTTATCTTTTGTTTGAGTTAAATACAATGAAACATCTGGAATTTTATTCATAGATGATAATTCTTCCTCTGTAATGTTATACTCACTATCTTTTGAATATTCAAATGAATCCATATCAGATGAATTATCAGTTGTATCAATTGTAGACATTACTTGATATTATATAATAAAAAAAAATAAATTAAATTTGTCATTATTGAAGTAATTTCCCAATAATTTTTCCATCCATATCCTTTAATATTTTATATTTTGTTTTTATCATAACTGGTTTCTTTATTTCGACTTTTTGTTTTTCTAGTTCTTCTGACATTTTTTCTTCAACAGATGGATGTTCAGTAGTCTTTTCTTCTTCAGAAGGTTCTATTGCTTCTGTTGGCTCTGTTATCTCCGTTGTCTTTTCTTCAGAAGGTTCTGTTGGTTCTGTTGGTTCTGTTATCTCCGTCGTCTTTTCAGAAAGTTTTGTTGGCTCAGAAGGTTCTGTTGGTTCTGTTATTTCCGTTGTCTTTTCTTCAGAAGGTTCTGTTGGCTCTGTTATCTCCGTCGTCTTTTCTTCAGAAGGTTCTGTTGGTTCTGTTAGTTCCGTTGTCTCTGTAATTTTTTCTTCGATAGGTTTTGTCTCAATTTTGACAGGTTCTACTATTTTTTCTTCGATAGGTTTTGTCTCAATTTTGACAGGTTCTACAATTTTTTCTTTAATAGGTTTTGTCTCAATTTTAACAGGTTCAGTTTTAATTTTAATAGGTTCAACTGGTTCAGTTTTAATTTTTATGGGTTCAACTGGTTCAGTTTTAATTTTAATGGGTTCAACTGGTTCAGTTTTTATTTTAATGGGTTCTACTTTTTCTGTTGTAATTTTGATGGGTTCTACTTTTTCTGTTGTAATTTTGATGGGTTCGACTGGTTCTGTTTTAATTTTAACGGGTTCAATTGGTTCTGTTTTTATTTTAATGGGTTCAATTGGTTCAGTTGTAATTTTTAATGGTGTAATTGGTTCTGTTGTGAGTTTAATGGGCTCTACTGGTTCAGTTGTAATTTTTAATGGTGCAATCGGTTCTGTTGTAAGTTTAATTGGTGCAATAGGTTCTGTTGTAAGTTTAATTGCTGCAATAGGTTCTGTTGTAATTTTAATTGGTTCAATAGGTAAAATATGTTCATTTATATCAATTGTAATTGGTTCAACTTTAATTGGTTCCATTTTTAATGTTTCAACTTTAATTGGTTCAATTTCAACTTTGATAGATTCAGATATATTCGTATTTATTTTTTTTTCTGAATCACTGTCTTCACTTATTTTATCAGTTGTATTGTCAGTTGTATTGTCAGTTGTATTGTCAGTTGTATTATCAGTTGTATTATCAGTTGTATTGTCAGTTGTATTGTCAGTTGTATTATCACTTGTATTATCAGTTGTATTATCACTGTTATCAGTATTATCAGTTATGTTATTAGTTGGTTCAGTTGATTCTTTTTTAATAGGTGATGATTTTTTAGGAAATAATGGCATTTTTTTATTTGAAGGAAGACGGATTACTTTTGTTTTAGGAATTCGTGTTAATTTATAAATGGTTGTATGTTTTATTTTGTAATGACTTATTAATAATAGAATATGAATATGATGTTTTTTATCCAATTTTTTGTGAACAGGAATAAAACTTTTATCATGGTGATTGTATAAAATATCAATATTATTATTTGGTTGTAAATAATGATTAATATAAGATTCTAATTTATTTTGCATTAAAGCATCGATGGTCGTACTATTTAAATCATTTATATTTAATGTATTTAATGGATCTTGGATTTTTAAAAAATCATCTTTATCTTTTAAAGGATTGTTTAATTTATAATATTTTCCATGTTTATCAATATATCCTTCAATTAAATTTGTCTTTTTATTTTTATGAAAGGCTCTAATCATAGAATTTTTGTAAGTACTAGGAATAGGTTCTATATGAGAAAATGGATAAACATCAGAATAATGTTTACAAATTTTATCATAAACAAACTTATTTTTTTTATTAGGATAGTCTGTACTAAATTCTGTATCAGTTGACATTGTAATTATTATATGTAGATAATAAAAAAGTAATTAATTAAACAAAAAAAATCATTTAAATTATTCTGAATTTGTTCAGGTATAACTTAAATGATTAAAATAATAAAAATATGATCCTGTCGTATGCAGGCCCAAACTAAGTTAGGGGAAGTATTAAATAAGTTTGTTTAAATTTTCTAAATCAATTTTCCATAATTGTTTATCTGTTTTGGATTTATAATATTCTAATTCACTATTTTTTTTATCATGTGCATTAGTTAACTCCTTTATTTTTTCAGATGTAAATGATATGACAGGTAAATGAATAAGATAATCATATTCACCAGTTGATTTATCAGATGCAATTATTTTATGATAGTTTCTTTTATCAAGTAAATTAATAGTATATTCTTTTGATTTTTTATTAATATCTAAAGTACCATCAATATATTCTTCAATAAATCTTATTTTTGATTTGAGAACTTTTAATTCTTCACTTAATTTTTGAATAATATAAATTCTTCTTTTTTCATAAAAAGTTAATCGAATAGTATAATATTCTTTTATAATATCCAATGCTGTATTATATTTAGTCAATATTAAATTAGGATTAAATAAATACATGTTATTGATACTGAATGTCTTGATTAATTTTAATTCCTTTTCCAAAGTTTCATTTTTAATTAATGTTTCCAAATCTTTTGCATTTTTAAACTCAACTATAAAATGAATTCCTGTATTTTCATCTTTTGTCATATTTTGCACATCTTTTAAATAGAATTTCTTTTTAACTGTATTTTTAGATGATTCTATAAATGTCTCTAAAAATTCTTTATATTGTGTAACCCAACTACCTACTGGAAGTTCTGTTATTACAATTTTTGTATCGCTTATTTTTGACCATGTACCTTTTGTCATATAACTTCCACCAGACAAATCAATGACTTTTCCACTAAACCCTTTATAATAAGGAATCAAATTGTATGTTTCTTCATTAGATAATAAATGTATTAAATTTGCAATGATATCTTTTGGATTATAACATGGAATAGATGTTGAATATCCTGTTGCAATACCTTCACAACCATTTACTAATATCATTGGAATAATAGGTAACATATATTCTGGTTCTATTGGAATATTATCATCATTAAGATATGTATATAATGGATTATCATATGTATTAAAAATATGCGTTGTGATGGGTGATAATCTTGTAAAAATATACCTAGGACTTGCCGCATCTTTTGAATTTAATCTGCTTCCAAAATTACCTTCTGGAACTAATAAATTAATGTTATTACTTCCAACAAAATCTTGAGCCATGTTAATAATAGCTCCTTGTAAAGACATTTCACCATGATGATACGCCATTTCGGCAGAAATATATCCTGATAATTGTGCAACTTTTATATCTTTATTAACATTATTCTTTAACATGTAATACAAGATTTTTCTTTGTGAAGGTTTTAATCCATCACATAAACTAGGAATACTTCTTAAATTATCATAAATCGAAAAATGAATCAAATCTTTATGAATTAAATCTTGATAACTTGTTTTAGTTTCCTTTAAATCTATATAACTGTTTTTATCATAATTACTTAACCATTTTTTTCGCATATCTGTACAAGAAATGTCTTGTTCTTTTACATTTTTATCTTTTTCAAATGCTAATAAAATAGCTTCATCACATTTAGTATCTTTATAATAATAATCAACACGTAATGTATCAATTCTTTTAAATAAATCTTGTGCATCTTCCTTTTTACTTGTTCCTAAACCCTTAAAGTACTTTACATTAAATCCTTTTGTATTTTGTGTATTTTCTTTCCAAATATTATAATCTTGTTCAGTAAAAAATTCAATCACTTGTTTTCCTTTTACTGCTTTTACAATAGGTGTTTTCATTGTTTGAATAAAATTTAACTTAATTAATCCAGGATACGTAGCATGAATCATGTTAATGAACAAAGCACGAATATGTGACCCATCGACATCAGCATCTGTCAAGATCATGACTTTACCATATCGTAATGATTTTGTATCTTTATAATCCACATTTTGTTTTAATCCTAAAATTTGTTTTATGTTATTTATTTCTTCATTGTTAAGCAATTGACTTGTAGTTGCGTCACGAACATTTAAGACTTTTCCTTTTAAGGCCCAAATTCCCGTCTTTTCTGGTCCAACAACACTTCTTCCCCACATGGCAAAAGTCATTGCTGAAAGACCTTCAGTTAAAATAAGTGTACAACTTTCTGATTTATTTGTTCCTGCCCAAATGGCATCTTCTAATTTTGGAATACCATATAATTTGTTCTTTTTAGTTCCATCTGTTTTTTTAGTGAGTTCGCTACTTTCTTTTAATTTACAAAAATCAACAATTTCTTCAACAATGGAACTTTTATATATTTTATCAATGAATTTATCAGAAACAGTGACACTAACACCAAAATCTTTTGATGGTGTTGTTAATTGTTCTTTTGTTTGACTATTAAATGTAGGATTTACAACAGTTGCACGTAAAAATAAAAACATTTTATCCTTTATAAAATTTGGTTTGACATCTTTTAGTTTCTTTTTAGTTTCTAAAAGAGTTTTTAATTTACTTGTTACTTGATAAAGTATGTAATCAACATGTTTACCACCATTTCGTGTTTCATTACCATTCACAAATGATACCTGTTCATAATGTTCTGATGGAACAATTGCGTATTCCCAAATAAATTGTGTTCCGGAATTATTTTCTGTAACAAAACTTTCATGTATTATTTTAGATTCATCTACAAAATATTTGATATAATCTGTTAATCCTTTGCCTTTTAATTTTTCACCATTTAAATAAATACTCACATTATTATTTGTACAAGCAATCGCATCATAACATCTTTTATTTATTAAAGATAGTGTATCATCATCAAGACCAGACATAGAAAAACGTTCATAATCAGGAATAAATGTTATTTTGGTATAACTTTTTACAGAACTTTTAGTAATTTTTGCTTTACTTTTTTTACTCATATTATCTGAATGTTCTTGAATAAATTTTTTACCATTTTCACTATCAACCGTTTCAACAATGAATTTCTTGGAGTAAATATTTGAAACTTTGGAACCAAGACCATTTGTTCCGGCGCCAGTTCTACTTTCTGAATCATCGTAATTACTTCCGGATAGTAAATGCCCAAATATTAATTCAGGAATATACATTTTATGTTCAGAATGTTCTACAACAGGAATTCCTTTTCCATTATTCATAACACTAAGTTCGCCAGTTTCTTTATTATAATCAATTTTTATGGTATTTAAAGTCTGATCTCGTACAGAATGATCTAATGCATTTGTTAAAATTTCATCAAAAATTTTCATAAATCCTGGTGAGTATTCCACCATAGTTTTTTCCATTTTGTTATTTTTAAAACACCACACTTCTTCTATTTGTTTCTTAACAGAGCCAATATACATTCCGGAACGATGTAAAACATGTTCTCTTTGTGATAGTTTTTGATATTGTTCTTCGATGGATTTGGATTTTTTATTTTTGGATGACATAATTAACTTTGATTTTAAAAGTATTTTATTTTTAAATTCAATTTCTTAAAATGAAACCTCAAAAAATGTGCGAAATTTTATATAAAATTATATAATTTATCGTTTTATTTTGAAGTTTTTATAAAATTTTATATAAAATTGCGCACACGGGAGCGAAGCGAACTCATACTCATATCACGTGACTTACTACTCATTTTTATTTTATATGTCACGTGACTTACTACTCATTTTTATTTTATATGTCACGTGACTTACTACTCATTTTTATTTTATATGTCACGTGACTTTTTCAATTCATTTTATATGTCACGTGACTTTTTCAATTCATTTTATATGTCACGTGACTTTTTCAATTCATTTTATATGTCACGTGACTTTTTCAATTCATTTTATATGTCACGTGACTTTTACTAGGATTTTCATTTAATATGTCATTTCATTATATATGTCACATGACATTACTAAAATTAAATTCCTAGTAATGTCACCTGATATTGTATAAATTAACTAATTTTAAATAATTAAGATTAATTTCAGAAATAAATATAATTTATATTATTAATTAAAGGATGCCTAAACCTGTTATCAACAATAGAATTGATTATTCTAGTATAGGTGGTATTGTTAACCGTGTTGATACATTATTAAATCAAGCTGTAACAAGTAATTCCTCACCTACATTCGGAAATTTATGTGTCAGTGGTGATACATTAATTAATGGTAATTTATATGTTGAAGGAAATACTACTGTTATTGATTCTCTTGTATCACAATTTCAGGATAATATTATTTTATTAAATAATCATGAATTAGGTTCCGGTGTCAGTTTATTACAAGCAGGTATTGAAATTGATCGTGGTCAATTAGAAAATTATAGAATTGTTTATAATGAAACTAGTAAAACATTTCGTGTAGGTCCTATTAGTTCCACACAACCAGTCGCACTTCGTGAAGACACCCCTTTAAATAACGGTATTATGGTATGGAATAGTTCAGGTACTTTTATTCAATCTGTAAATCAACTTAATTTAGATATTTCTATTAATTCTACCACAAATTCATTAAATAGCACATCAGGATCCTTTTGGACAAAAGGAGGTGTTGGTATTAAAAAAGATTTGTTTATAAATGGATTAATTAATATCAATGAAAATTCTATTCAATCTGATACAACAAGCTCACTTAATATTTCATCACCACAAAATATCAATTTATCACCTTCAGGATTAATTAATATTCCTAATGGAATACCACTTACATTTGGATCAACCAATCAAAGTATTCAATACAATTCTGGTACAAATACTCTTAAAATTGTTTCTGGAGCCAATATCACATTTGATTTTTTAAATGCTGTTGGACGTCATATTAGTATTCCTAATCAAATTCCTATCACTTTTTCAACCATTAATGAAAAAATATACACTGATAGTTCTAATAATATGGTGGTTGCTGGTAGTCAAGATATTCAATTAAATCCTGGAGCATCCAATAAAGTTGTCATTCCATTAAATACACCCTTAGCATTTTATAACGCAAATCAAAGCATCTCGGCTAATGCTGGCGGTGATTTATCAATTGCATCAGGAAATAATATATTTTTAAATCCTAGTATTTACGGAGGAACTGTACGTATTCCTACTGACAATAAATTAAAATTAGGAGGAACAGGAAATCAAACATTTTATGCTGATAGTAATAATGATCTTAATATCAATGCATCTAATAATATTAATATAACAACCAATAATGTTATCTTATCAAATAATACTGTCTTCCGATGGGATTATCAAAGTATATCTATTAATACAAATGGAAATTTATTATTAAATTCAGGAACTTCTGGAAGCAGTGTCTACATTTCTAATACACAAGATGCTACAAATTCTACGAATGGCGCATTCTTTGTTTCAGGAGGAATAAATATTAAAAAATCCATCTATGCACAAACATCTGTCCTTTTAAATACAACAAGTGGTTCTTTGAATATTGTTAATGGAAATAATGGTTCTGTATTTAATGTAAACATAACAAGTGGTAATAGCAATGTTATTATTAGTGCTGGTGATGGCACAAGTACTAATCCAGGGGTTGTTATTGGAAGTTCTACAAATATATCTAAAAATTTATTAGCATTACATAGTAACACAGATACAGTAGGATCCTTTTATATTGGTAGATCTAATGTTAATGGATCTAGAAATTTTAATATTAATTTACCAAATTATTCTGATTATTCTTCTACTGGTGTTGTACCCACTTTTTCTATTACATCAAACGAAACTCAAAATCAGTTGTTTTCTGTAGAATCTGATACAGGTAATTTAAATATTTATGGAGCATTAATCTTACATAGTACACAAGACTCTATAAGTACAACAACAGGATCTTTTATCTTATATGGTGGTTTAGGTGTTGATAAAAATATTTATACAAATGGTGGAATCACATCTATTACAAATAATACAAGTGCTTTATTAATCAATTCAACAAATGGTGAAACTGGCACTTCAGGAACTTTATTCAATATAGATACTATATCAAATAATATTGATATTAATGCAAATGTATTGAATATAAATAAAACATTATATGTAAACAGCTCAGGAAATATACATATTCAATCTACAATAGATAGTCTTAATGCATCCACTGCATCATTGATACTTGACGGTGGAATGAGTATCAATAAAAAATTAAGTGTATATAGTACTTCTCAATTTTATGATACACTAAATGCAAATAATAATTATATAACAAACATATTAAATCCAGTTAATCCATCTGATGCTGCAAATAAAGCTTATGTTGATTTAATAAAACAAGGTTTGTTTGTTAAAGACAGTGTTAAAGTAGCCACTATAACAAATGGTAATTTATCATCTGATTTCATTGCTGGTTCTATTATTGATAATTATACATTGATAAACGGTGATCGTATTTTAATAAAAAATCAATTTAATTCTATTCAAAATGGTATTTATATTGTAGGTATTTCAGGAACACCTATTAGAAGTGATGATTTTGCAGATGGATCAAATGCGTCCGGATGTTTTGTTTTTATTGAAAAAGGTACTGTTAATTCCAATACAGGTTGGATTTGTAATACGATAACGTCAGATATAGTTGGTACAGATGGAATCACATTTACACAATTTACAGGTGTTGGTGAAATTGTACCAGGTATTGCCATTTCAACATCCACTTCTACAAATGTCATTGATGTAAATATTGATAATTATAGTCTTGAAGTTGATGGTAATAACACATTAAGATTAAGTTCTAATTGTATTGGTAATGGTATTGCTGGTGGTAGTGGTAATCCATTATCAACAAACACTGATCAATCTCACGTAACAAAATTAGGAAATATTGTTTCAGGAACATGGTCATCAGATAATATAGGTGTTCCTTATGGAGGAACAGGTAGAACTCAATTTTTCAAAGGAAATCTTATTTATGGTAATAATACATCAGGTTTATTATCAAATAATGCATTTGTTTTTGATGAAGATAATTTACGATTAGGTATTGGTATCAATGAACCATCACAAAATTTACATGTTAGTTCTGTTGATTCAACTATTATTTTAGTACAAGCAGATTCTGATAATGCTAATCCTACAGCAAATCCAAAAATTGTATTACAAGCGGCTGATGTAGATGTTGGTATTATTGCTATTTCACGACAATTTGAAGATTTATATTCTCAAAATTACCCTGATTCAGTTATTATCAGTAATAATGTAACAAATGGTGGTTTAACTGGTAATGGTGGTTGTATTCAATTTGCTACAAATACACAAACGAGATTAACTATATTACCAGATGGAAACATAGGTATTAATACATCTAATCCATCAACTGCATTAGAGGTAAATGGTGGTATTACATTATCAGATGAATTATTATCATATGGTAATATAAATATACAAAATACAAGTGCATCATCTTTTTACTTTGCAGGTAGTGGTACTATTGATGGTAATTTAACTGTTGGTAACAATGGTATTGTAAATATATTAAACACATCAACTGCAATTTCATCAACAAGTGGTGGTGCTTTAAACATTGCCGGTGGTGTGAGTATTAGTAAAAATATAATAATTGGTGATTCTATCATAGCAAATGGAAGTGGTATTTTTAATAATTTTCATTTTAGTAGTACAAGTGGTATTAATTATATTCAAACACCAGATAATTATAATACATTATACAGTTTCCAACCTATTCGACTTATTAAATACAATGATTATAATAATCCAATCACCACTTTTACTGAAACTGGAATTATTTTAAATGGTGATAAAACATTAAATATAGGAGGTAATAGTAATATTCTTGGTAGCAGTGGGTATATATTTAATTTTGATACTACTTTAGGAAATTTACATATTACACCAAATAATACATCTGTTACAAATGGTACATTTATTATTGGTACAACTGGTAATTTAAGTAATCTTCAAGTATTAGGAGCACAAAGTGATATGTATTGGAATGCTGATGATAATACATTATCATTAAATAATTCATCATTGTTATTAAATAATACTTTAAATAATCCTGAATATTCATTTTATATTGAATCTCCAAATAATGTTGGTAATGTTATTATTGGTGGTACAATTAATAATTTAAATATTGTATCACCTGTTTTATTTAGCAATATATCAGGAGCTAATAATCTTGTTTATACACCAAATAATACAGGTGGGACTGGTGCTTTTACAATTGCAGATGATGTTATAACAACATTTAATGGAAAAAGTATATTTAATAATGTAATTACTTATGGTCATAATAATCAATTAACATCATTATCAAGTGGTAATACAAGTGGTGGATTTAGTTGGAATTACCTAGGTACTATTTCACAATTACAATTAGACATGTATTCTAATACATATAATCTACATTTCTCATCCTCAGTTGATGGTGGTGTATTAACTGCTAATAGTAGTAGTAGTAATGGGGGTGGATCAGTACCAGTAATACAAATTTATAATGATTCAACAAATACTTATCATGCTTTTATTAAAATACCAGATGGAGAAATACTTTCTATTAATGTTATAGTAAATAATAATCCATCTTCATTTAATTATACATATGAAGGTGCCGGTATTATCCCTGATGGAACTGAAAGTCAATTTAATAATATTACTTGGACCTTAGTTTATAATACAGCAAGTGGAAATAATGCATCTAGCTCATTTGGTGATATATCAGTCAATAAACTATTTATAGAAAATAATGTTCCTATTATATCTTATAACAATAATATAGCAACAAAAGATGTAGGATTTTCATTACAAAGATATCAATTGTCAAATGATAGTTCTTTAGGAGATGTTGTACAAGATACTCCAGCATTAATATTAACATTACCATCACAAACTACAATGGATACAAATCAATTAAAATTAACTGGCGGTAGTATAATAAATGATTTCTATAATAATTGGTGGGTTGAATATACAGGTCAAATACGTCAAATTATTGCATATAATGGTCCATCACAAATTGCAACTCTAGATTCAAATTGGACAACTAAACCACAATCTGGTGATATTGTTAATTTTTACAATAATAGTTACGTTACAGAATATTATTCAGAAAGTGATAAAGCTATTAGTTTTGGATATACTTCTAATGGTGATGGTACGAATACAACAATAACAACAAATAATTATATTAACATAAAAACTAAAGATATATATTCACATGATATTACAGCATCTGGTAAAGTGATAATTTCTAATAGTACTGATACTACACATTTTACAGATGGTGGCAGTTTAACTGTATTAGGAGGTACTTGTATATCAAAAACACTCATGGTAGGAAATAAAATAGGTATTAATGATGATGAAACATTCTTTACACCAGAAAGTTCATTACATATTAGTAATACAATAAATGATTCAGTCATTTTATTAGAAAGTAACGTAAATACAGGAAGTGTTGCCACAATAAGTGGTATTGAATTTACAAATAATACAGATAATTATACATTATATTTAGATAATACATCAGGTTTATTATATTTATCAACTGATAACAGTAATACCACTATATTATCTTGTAATAGTTCTGGTAATATTGGTATTAATACAAATACAATATATTCACCATTAACTATTGCTGGTGGTAATTTAATATGTTCAGATATTACAAATAGCTATTTAGGTCTTAATGGAGGAAATTCAAATTATGTAAATGATAATAATGGTCAAATAATTGTATATGGTGAAAATCATAGTGTTCATCCGGGTGATGTAAATGTACATTTAGGTGGTTCATCAGGAAGTTTTAATGTATATAATACAACTGTTCCATTTAATCAAACTAATTTATTAAATATTGATAATAATGGTATTGTTCATATTAAAAATACAACAGCTTCATCATATGATTCAGCTTCACTTATTTTAAATGGTGGTTTAACTATTGGATGTACAGAAAATGCCACGAGTTTAACAAATGGTGGAGCAGTTACAATAGCAGGTGGTTTAAGTGTTATAAAAGATTTCTATATTGGTGGAAATTTACATATTGATGGAAATTTTAACGCATCTGGATCTGTTAGTAATCCAACCATTACATTTACAGATCATGTTAATTGTGATATTACATCATATGATGATAGTAATTTAATAAAAATTTCAACACAAGGAATATTTACAATGAGTATTATTATCACACCATCAGTTACACGTGAATATTGCCAATTCCAGTTTACACTTCCTGATAAAGTATCAAACTTTAGTACTTATACTCAATGTTATGTAAATGCAACTGGATGGACAAATAACGTAAGTATCATCCCTTTATACAACATGATAGGTGTTTCTGTTCCTGGAACTAAAGATGTTATGATTAAATTTAACAGTGTAAATAGTGATCTACATTATTTCCAAATTAATTGTATTTACACGTTGTAAATTACACAATAAAAACTATCATTTATTTATTTATTATTTATTATATATAATATTATAAATTAAATCAGTAATGTTTTCATATAAATATAAGTGTATAACACATTTATGTAAAAATGAAATAATGCCATGTTTACATAATGATTCGTGTAATGAATGTAAAAGAAAATTATTAAAAAATACATTTAATAATGCAACAAAAATAATACCTATTGAAATAATAGAAATGATATGTTTATATATTAACAATGATGAACAAGAAAAATCAATGTGTATTTATTGTAGAAAATTATGGTGTAAACAATGTTATTCATCATATAATATGCCATGGTGTTGCAATTGTTATATTTCATATTAATGAATAATAATCTTAATTCTTTTTTATTTATATTCTTTAAATAATCAATAGTAATCAACAATGGCTGAAACAATGGTATATGGACCATTGCAACCTATTTTATATCCTATTATTAAAGCAGCTGGTATTTTTTGTAAATTTGGTGGACCCTATATTGGACCATTCATTATACCTATAGTAGGATTATGTAGTTTAACACCTGTTTCTTCAAGTTTATCTAGTAGTTTAATTTTTATGATGGCATTTTTAATGACTCTTCCAATAACAAAATTAGATGGTGGTGATGGTACAACAAAAAAACATTCTTTAAGATATGGTATTGCAGCAATTCTTTATTATATATTCGCAGTTATTATATGGTTTTTCCTTTTAAGAGTTGCATGTAAAGTTCAAAAATTCGCCGAACATCCTCTATCACAATCTACGCAAGCTATCATACAATCCTTTTAACCACACTTTTATATAATATGTTTTCATTTTTTCAGTTAAACAATTCTCATGATCCTTGCTTGTCGAGGCTCGAACGGAGTCGGGATCCTGGCTTAGTTCGGAGCCGGATAATTCTGATTCTGATAAACAAGAATCTATAATATCAGGATATCTTTTATTTGAACATTTCCATAATTTATAATTTTCATATATAAATGGTGATAAATTATTCTTTATTTTATTATTTAAAAATATATATCCTGCTAAATATGCATTTTTATAATTCAGTTTTAAAAATAATTTAGATTTAAATTGTTCACGATATTTATAATTATCATTGTTATCAAAAGTTGGCGATAATAAATTATTATGTAAATAATTATATAAATAATAATCAACTTGATTAAACAGTCCAATTTGTATTTTATTATTTATGATAATATAATTATTTAATCTTGTACGTTCTTCGAATGATAATGATGTATATTCATGAATACAATTTCGTGAAAAATGTGTCCAATTTAATTGTGTTTCTGAAATATGATTTGATATATCTAGTGTTTTATCAGGTCTTATAATAAAAAAAAGAACTCCATTAATACTTTCAATAAATTTTTTTTCATTTAAAAATCGTGTATCTGCAATACAATACTTATTTCCTGATGATAAATCTATTTTTAATTTTAACTTTTGTATATGCCAATCTGGATTTTTCTTTCTAATTAAATCTGTACCAATTATTTGTAATAGTTCCCTAATTGTATATGTTCCATAAATATGATTTGGATTTTCATATTGTGAAATAACATTGTATATATCTTCATAAGGAATATTTAATTTTATTGAAAGTTGATTATATTGATCATTATTTAATGTAAATACAATATTAGAATTATTTTTATATATTTCTAAATCGTACATCGTTATATTTAATATTTTACAAATAACTTCTTTTAAAGCATCTGCAAAATTTAAAATAATAAATCCTTTTTTTTGTAAATATTTTGCACATTCCGATTTACCAGATGATTTACGACCACTAAAAGAAACTACAAGTGAATCCATTTAATATTATTAATATTATTACTATTATTAATATTAATAATTTATGAATTTCAATTTTAAATTAATCTGAATAAAATCACAATATTATAATAAATTGAAATTATTTTCCAATTCTTTAAATTACTAATAATAATAATGATTAATAATGAATATAATCAATATGATTCTAATTCCTGTACACAACATGATAAATTAAAAATTCTTTCAATGATTTGTTCTTTTAAATTAAATAAAAAAAAAATATGTTTTCTTTGTAATATAAGTAAAAGTCCGATGTGGAGAAATGGTCCATTAGGTCAAAATACATTATGTAATGCATGTGGATTACGTTATATGAGAATTAATAAAAATAATACTAAAAAGAGGACTATTTAATATATCTAAGAATAATATTAATTAACATCTATCATTATTAATAAATATTCATATAGAGTCATATAAAATTTATTAATTTTTCTATTGTAAATAAATTTAACCTGTTTAAATAATTGTATGATTGTTTAAACAGGTTGAATTTATTCAATTAAATTTCTAATGTATTCATAAACTTTGTCATACATAACTTTAAACTATTAATATTAATAGGTTTAGAAATATAATCATCAAAACCTATATTTATATATTTTTGTTTATCATCTTTTAAAGAAAATGCTGTTACAGCCACAACATAAGGTCTTTTTTTATTTTTTAAACTATAATTTTTTTGTGTTATACTGTTAAAAGTAATATTCTTATTATCATAATAATATTGTATATATTTTAATACTTGTTCACCGTCTAATATAGGTAATTTTATATCTAAAAGTATAATATCATATGTATTTTCTGTTAAATTATTTAAACATTGTTCACCATCTTCAACAGTATGAATATTTGAGTGTAAATATCCTATTTTTTTTAAAAAGTTTAAAACTACTTTTTGATTAATATACACGTCTTCAACTATAAGTATATTTAAATTATTTAAATTTCTACTTATCTGTTTTATTTTATTAAATGAATTTTCATTAACTCTAAAATTCTTTGATGAAATTGTGTCCATTATGATTCTTTTTAATTTTAATTCTTTAACAGGTTTTATTAGATATGTTTTAAATACATTATTAAACTTGTTTTTATCAATTTTATCACATAAACTACTTAAAGCAATTAAGGGTGTTAATCTATTTTGTTCCATTTCATAAAATTTCATTGCGAAACCATTTCCATCTAATTTAGGCATACATATATCAATAAGTCCTATATCAAATTTTATAAATTTAGAAAAAAATAAAGCCTCTTCGCTTGTACCATAATTATAAGCTTTCATACCCCATTTAGAAATCATACCTGCAAGACCTAAACGATTATGCAGATTATCATCAAGTATTAATACATTCATATCTTTTAAAATCATTTCATTATCATTTAAATCATCTTCTTCTTGTATTTTACATTTTGAACACGATTTTGTAGAAATAATAAATGAAAACTGACATCCTTTATATTCTTTACTCCATTCTAACCAAATAATGCCACCCATTAATGATATAAGATATTTACTAATTGCTAATCCTAATCCTGTACCTTGTTTTAATTTTGTTGTTAATTGATTTATTTGACTAAAACTTTTAAATAATAAATCATAATCTTCTTTTTTTATACCACAACCTGTATCTGTAACTGTAAATTTAATAAGTGTATCATTATAAGTTGGTGGAGTATAACTTATATTATTATTTTTTAAATAGTTTTGATTAATTAATTTAATATCCAAAGATATTAGACCTTTTGTTGTAAATTTTATAGAATTACTTAATAAATTTAATAATACCTGCTTTATTCTATTTTCATCAATTTCAATATATTCTGAGATTTCTTTATCTATATTAAATGAAAATTCTATATTTTTATCAATCATTTTCCCCAAAATAATATCACTTGTCGTTTCAATACATCTCCTTAAATTATTACATTTTATATCTAAACTTAACTTACCAGCTTCTAATTTACTAAAATCTAAAATATCATTCACAATCGTCATTAAATTAAAACTACATTCTCTTGTCATTTCTATGTAATCCTTCTGTTCACCGTTTAGTTCTGTATCTTCTAACAATGTTAACATACCTATTATTCCATTTAAAGGAGTTCTCACCTCATGGGACATATTTGCTAAGAAAACATCTTTATACGAAGACGATGTTTCAGTCTTTGTATTTTTCAAAGTAATGACATGTGTTGTTAATTCTGAATTTTGTATAATAAACATTTTAACATGCATTATTTTTTCAACGGAATTGATAATAAATGATACATATTTTTCACTTTCAATATTTTCATTAATAAATTTATTATATCTTATTGTTTCATTTTGTAATTCTTTGTTAGAAACATATTTTAAATAATTAAATGAATCATCAAATTCGTCTAAAATATACTTATTGACATATATTAAATTGGTATTTAAAATAATAATAAGACCTATTTCTATATTATTTAATATATTACCAATAATCTCATTATTTAATAAAATAAGGTTATCATTCATATAAAATGTTCTTATAATAAGTCAATATTTTTATAATTTATAATAAAAATATCTAATGCATATGCAAAACTGAAATAAAACTCGCGCGTTCAAAATTAAACATAAAACCAACATATTTAGTTTTGAACGCACTCGCACTCTTAGGAATATTCATTGTATTGAGGAATATTGTTTGCCGTATCATATTTATAAAATAACGTTCCCGCATCAGAATCATTATTATTATGAATAACAGATAATACATTCACATTTGGAATATTATTTACTTGCGATGATGTTATGTTTACATAAAATGTATATGTTCTTACAAAAAAATGAGTATTATCTGCAACATCCATTGATACAATATAGTTTCTATAATAATTAAAATTGTTTGTAATTAAATCAATCCCCTCATAATATACCTCATAAGGCGCTTTTACAATTACTATTTTATCAGATTTAAATTCATTGTCTGTTTTACTTTTTATATATTTTAATAATACATCAGAAATATCAAATGGAAACTTTTCATAATATGGATATTTCGTAAATTTACTACTCATTGTAGTACTATCAGGAAATCCCTCTTTATTATATAAAATAATATCATCAAAACGACTCATAATAAGACTCAAATCTGATATATCCTCTTTTTTTGCAATAAATGGAAAATCATCGTTATATCCTGTCACAGATGTCATCTTTTCTAAATAAAATACAATTTTATCATTAAATAAAATGTAAAAAATAAATACACATAACAATATACAAATAATATTCATTTAAAATTACCAATTAAATTAAAATATTTTTTTTAATTTAATTACATATCTTTCATATATTAACCAATACGATCCGGTGGAATTAATTTTTTATCCATATTTTGTCTTTCTAGCATTAATTGCTCATATTTTGAATTTAATTCCTTTTCTTTTTCACTACCATATCCTTTTTTTGACTTTTGCATATTTCCTCTTATTCCCACTTGATCCCGACTACCAGGATTATTATTAAAACGAACTGATTTTACCATTTGTTGCTGATTCATACTTGTTTTATCTTGTATTTTGTCTTCATCATATGTTGTAATTGTAAAATTACTATCTAAAAACTGAAAACATTGATTTTTAGCATCCATACAAGGATCCTTGACATTTAATCCAAAAGTACTATACATATCTGAAAAAGCACCCATTTCATTAGGATTAAATCCAGATATTTCTTCTGATTTAATTTGTTCCTTTCTGGATAAATTAGGATCCTGGTTTGCCCAGGCCCGAACAGAATCGGGATCATCACTTGATAAACTAGGGTCTTTATTCATTTGCGTATTTGAAAATGTATCCAATGTATGTTTAAACCATTCAAATGCATCTGAATCTTTTAAAATAAATTCACCATTTTCAACAATAATCGTTGGAACAGAATTAAGATTATAATTAAATTTTTGAGCCAAAATTGATTTTAATGCTAAAAAATCATCACCTCTTTTTTTTGTATTCGGATCTACATCAACATTTACATACACAAATTGTTTAGCCAATTCTTGTGATAATTCTGTTTCCATTAACATATTTAAAAAATTTTTAGAATGGTTACAGTAATTACTAAAAATTAATACTGGACGTGAAAACATAAGTCTTTATATTTAATCTTATTATTTTATTTTTTATATGCAAACAAAATTATTTAATTGTTTCTATTTATTTCACTCATTATTTCATTAAAATTATTTAAAGCATCTATATATCCAGGCATTCCTGGTGCATTATATATTTTAGTTATTTGTTCTTGTATTATATCTAATCTATCTTTAAATTGCATTAATTGTTTTTCAAAAAAATCTAATTTATTTATTATTTTATGATCATTTATTCGTTTTAAAGTAAAAAAAATATAACTACTGCCTATTGGCCTAAATTTTAATAATTTAACACCTTTTAAATGCTGATTTATATAATTATATACAATTTCTCTATTTTCCGGAATAGAAAAATAATATTGAGAATCCACATTTGTTAACTTAAATAAAGAATTTATAAATGGCTTATATTGTTGTTTAAAATCATTCCAAATATAACTACACATTACATTGTCAATTCTATTCATATCAATAACATCTAAATGATTAATACTATCTTCAATATCATTAGTAATATCATTCTCATCATTATCAAATATAGGAAGAATTGTTGGAGTTACAGAAAAATTTGATTCCAATTCATCTGGTCTAGAATTAGTATTTATTTCTTCATTATAATTTTCAGCTAGACTTTCATTCATATTATTTAAAAGTTACTTAATACTTAATAATAAATATTTTTAAATTAATTATGTTTACACTAAATACTATTTTTATTTATGTAATATAATTACTAATTTTATTTTCATTAAATAAAAATGTCTTGTATTCGTTTAGATGCTATCACAGTGGATACAGATAATTCTACTTTGATTATTGAAAATGGTTATGTTAATATAACAGATACAAGTATTTCATCAAATTCTATCACTGGATCTTTAGTACTCGATGGAGGTTTAGGTATTAATTGTACTATTGATGCTATTAGTTCTACTAATGGTGGTGCTTTAACAGTCGGAGGTGGTACAAGTATTAATGGAAAAATGTATTTAGGAAGTGATTTAACGTTAGATAGTACTATATCTACTATTTACGTAAATGGTATCATTTATCCACGATTTTTTTTAGACACTATTAATAATAAAAGTTTAGAAATTAGTTTAGATGGTCTTAATCAACATTTTATATTAAACAATAATTCATTAACCATTGGTATTACTTCAGCAAGTACATCTATTACATCTGCTGCAATGATTCTAAATGGAGGATTTTCTATTAATTGTACTTCTGATGCTATAAGTATAACAAACGGCGGAAGTTTAACTATAGGTGGTGGATGTAGTATATCTAAAAATATGTATGTCGGACAATCTATTTATATAAGTGAAGGAAATATTTACACAAATACAATTGATTCTACACAAACAGGTGATTCTAATTTAAACATAAAAACAAATATTTTGAATGTTACATCTAGTAATAATATAACATTTGTGACTACAACTTATAATATAAATGATACAGTAACAATAAATACTACAAGTAGTTCATTTAATAATAGTTTATATTTAAACAATACAACTGCTAATCGTTCATTAACAGCAGAAGGAAACGTAATGTTAAATTGTACAACAAATTCCTCAAATAACACATCCGGCGGATGTTTAACCGTTATGGGAGGTGCAAGTATTAATAAAGATGTTATTATTGGAGGTAATATTTATACAAATAATACACTTTATTTTAACAATAACAATGGTAACAACACATTAAGTAATTTAAGTGTTACATCATCTGGAACATATTTTAATTCAGAAAATGGAATTACTTTAAATACAAATTCCGTAAATATAACTAATGGATTATTAATTTTAAATGAGTATTCTCTAGTCAGTTCAACAAACGGATCATTAGATATTACAAATTTAACTTCCGTTAATAATCATATCAATTTTCATACAACCCATGATGATGGATTTAATGATAATTATTTATTCATTCATGGATTCAATCAATCAGCATTAAAAATAGGATATAATTCATATGATGAAAATTATTATGTAAGTGTACAAAATACATCAGGCAGTATTAGAGATTTAATTTTTGATAATACATTCGGTAATTTAACATTAACTACAATTGGATCTATTAAAATTTCTTCTACACAAACATCAATAAATAGTACAACAGGAAGTTTAGTTTTAAATGGAGGATTATCTATTAATAATGATAGTAATGCAACAAATGAAACATGTGGTGGCGCTGTAACAATTGCTGGAGGTTTAAGTGTTAATAAAGATACATATATAGCAGGTGATTTATATTTAACGGGAACTAATCCAGATACACCTAGTAAATCTTTTACAACTTTATTTACATCTCTTCCATTAAATATAACAAATAATAGTACTTCAGCTTCAAATATCGTTAATATAGGATGTAATACAACTAATGGTAATACTATTTCATTACATTTATTCACTTTATCTTCTGATTCTAATAGCAATTATCAAAATTTACAAATAAATGGTTCTAATACATCAGGATATACATTATCATCAAATGCAGGTGGTACTGCATCATTACAATTTTTAAATTTACAAACAGGAAATAATAATAATCAAGTATTTTTAGCAACAAATGGTAATGTAGGTATCAATATAAGTAATCCAGCATACACATTGGATATAAATGGTAATCTTCATAGTAATAATACTATAAGTGGATCTGATTTATCTATATCTAATAAAATAACATGTGGTAGTTTATTAGTGAGTAGTAATTCGACTTTAATTGGGGATATTACAGCTGGAGGTAATATATATAGCTATCAAACTATTCAAATTTACAATACAACTAATGCAACCTCATGTAGTGACGGTACATTAAATTTATTAGGAGGTGCTGGTATTTTAAAAGATGTCTACATAGGAGGTTCATTACATTGTACTAGTAGTGGATCTTTTAGTAATATAACTGTTAATTCAACTTCAGGAACTTGCTTAACATTAACAGGTGGTTTATTAATAAATAATACAACTAATTCAACAAATGTAAGCAACGGAAATGCCATGACTATTTTAGGTGGAGCAAGTATATTAAAAGATATATATATTGGTGGTAATAGTTATTTTAATAATTCCATCAACATAGTAAATGCAAATGAGTTTTTAAATATATATGACTCTTTTAACATTTTACGTTTTGGATTAAATTATAATGGTAATTTATCATTTTCTAGATATAATGCATCAGGTGTTAACATTGAAAATATTATTACTCTTAATAATACAACTGGTAATACAACATTTAATAATACTACATCTAGTCTTAATAGTAGTACAGGAAGTGTTGTTTTATTAGGAGGACTATGTATCAATTCTACTACAAATGCTAGTAATGTTTCTAATGGTGGTTCTTTAACAGTTGCTGGTGGTGCCAGTTTAGCATCAGATCTTTACGTTGGAGGAAATATACATATCATGTCTACAACCATAAGTGATATGAGTGGTAATGGAGCATTGATTGTAAGAGGCGGTGCTGGTATTACTGGTAATGTAAATGTGGGTGGAAATGTAACAGTAACAGGTAATTTAATAGTAAATGGTTCTACAACAAATGTTGATACCATTAATACAACCATCACAGATAATATCATGGTATTAAATTCAGGACCTTCAGGAAGTCATGATGCAGGATTTATTATTCAGCGTTACCAAATTGATAATGATAATGGATCTGGTGATGTTGTCACTGACGATCCCTACGTTATAGATATTCTTACAAGTCAATCTGGTATAGCATCACCTAGTAATCAAATTAAATTAAGTTATCTTACAAGTGTTATAGATGAGTATTATACAAATTGGTGGATTAAAGTTGAAACAGGATTCAGTTCAAATCAATCTAGACAAATTATAAGTTATAATGGAACAACACACATTGCAACATTAAATTCAGCATGGACAACACAAAATCCAGCAAGTGGTGATACTATTTATCTATACAACAAACCTTATGTAGGAATTATTTATAATGAATTATTAAATGTCTTCCAATTCGGATCTACAACAATAGACCCAGGACAAAATAATGTTGCCTTCACTGATAGTATCGGAATTTCTTTTAATACAGGAAATTGTACAAATACTACCCCTAGTACAAATATCACAACAGGTGGTTTACTACTAGCTGGTGGATTATCTATTAATTGTACTACAAACGCAACATCCTCAACAAATGGAGGAGGATTTACTCTTTCTGGTGGTGGTGCTATACAAAAATCACTTTATATTGGAGATTCATTATATGTAAATAATGTTAACTTAACTCCAAATTCATATGACATTTTTAAATCAATTACATATAATGCTTTAAATAATCAACTTGATATTCCATTTATTACTATTAATAAAGATGTTTGGTCTTTTGATATCTTTTTAGCTGCAAAAATAGTAATGACAGATCCAATTGACAACTTATATTGTAATTTTACTATTCATGGTGTTAATAAATCATCTTCATGGGAAATTATAACCAATTATATAGGTGATGATACTGGAATAGAATTTAATATATCTACTGAAAATGTTACAAACAATGGTTTAATTGAATATTCTACACCTGATTATGGTATACAAATATCAAGTGTTACATTTAAATATAGAATATTTACAAATTGAAATTCGTTTAAATCTTACAATTTATCAACAGTAAATATTAACAATAAACATTAATTCATGTTTACAAAAAAACATAAAAAATATAATAGTGAATGTACAACTAATACAGGTATTTTTAAAAAATTCTCTAAAAATATATCAAATAAAGAATGTTTTTATTTAAATTTGTTATGTAATCAAAACTGTTATTGCAAAATAGATGAAGATAATAATATCAAAAGAATTTGTTTTAATGACGAAATTTACAATCATGAAATAAATATTTATCTCACATTATTAAAATATAAAGCTGATATATCAACTATGATATCAATACATAAAAATGAAATTATTTATATTACAAATAATCTTATTAGTTTACGAACATTTTTATTAAATAATAAATCACATATATCACTTATTATTAATGAAACTTTTGCATTTATAAATAAATTTAAACACTATCATTTTATACATGGTAATTTACATATTGATAATATTTACATTAATATTAAAAATGGTTATACATTTCATGTTATTGATTTGTGTAACAGTTATATTATAAATGAAATGAATATAAATAACGTAAATATAAATGAAAATAATAGTATATCTTATAAACGTAAAAGTTTTATAGATACCTTTATATTCTATTCATATCTTGAAGATAATTTATATTATTCTGATTTTTTAAGCTTATTTATTAGTTTAAAATTATTTTTCGAAAAAGAAAAACCTAAATATATATCTTATATACAATCAGTTGTTTGTAATTATATAGGTAAATATAAATTCGATGAAATAATGAAATTTTTAGTTACTGAAAAACAAAATGATATTAAAGAAAAATATCATTCTATTTAATTAATTAATTTATTATATATTATTAATAACAAATTAATGTCATTAAAAGAATTTTCATCTCTTGTCAAACGAATTAAATTAGTCGACAAAATAAAATCTAAAACTAAAAAAGATGGAGATGAATTATGCCCTAATGAATATAATGTCTTAAATAGTGATGTTCTAGTATTAAATATGATTGGTTCTGGATCAGCAAATGGTGAAGCATTTAAATCGTGTACCCCTTATGACAAAAATACACATACATGTGATAAAACAAATGAAATTTTATTATCCACTAAAAAAATCCCTTTAACCAATTTTCAAAAATATTTTTTTGATGAACGTCATGAATATAATTTTTTAAATGGTGTTGATGTATTTGTTGAACTTAAATGTATGGAATTATGTAATATTATATTATTAAATAGAACTCAAATTTGTCCAAATTTACCGTTATATTATAATTATTATCTATGTAATAACTGCAATTACGAAAATCCACAAATTTTAAAAAAAAATAATCGATTGTATAAATATATTGAAACTTTAGATGATAATTTATATAAGATAAAAAATAAAAAAGTATATAAAAAATTATTAGGTGATATAACAGATTCTTTAAAACAACAAAATAAAAGTATTGTTGATAATGATTACACAGATTCATTAATTAAAAAAATAGGTAAAAAATCAGCATATATCTTAAGAGATACAATTAATAACATGGTCTCAAAATCATGTGTTTTATTAACAAATGAATATGCGAATGAAGGTGATTTAAAAACATGGTTAAAAAAAGATCGATCAGTTCTTGAATGGACAAATATGTATTTTCAAGTATTTGCAGGATTATATACATTACAAAAACATTTTGATTTAACACATCATGATTTACATTGGGGAAATGTATTAGTTCATAGAATTGAAGAAAATCGTGGATTTTTAAATTACAAAATCGATGATGATTATTATAAATTTTCTAATACAGGATATATTTTTACATTATGGGATTTTGGATATGCACGTATTACTGATAAAATGCAAGCTAAAAATGATAAATATTATAATCCTAATATTAATAGGTATACTGATGATTATTTTCGAATTGCAAATGCCATTCATTGGAATGAAAAAAAAGACGAAAATGGTAATAGTAATGGTAGTACACCAAAAGAAATGTTTGAATTTTTTAATATTACTGAAAAATTATTTAAAGCAAGTATTCCATTAAAATACATTTTTAAAAAATTATTTGGTTCATTCTTAACACCACGTAGTATGGGTGAAAGAGAACAAAAAACTACATTGTATTATAAAATTGATGATAATAACATGCCAGATTTACCTAATCATCTTTTATGGTTATTAAATTTAACAAATGATTACACAAAAACAAAAGGACATTATACGACAAAAAAAATTATAAAAAATCATAAAATAGATTTATCAGATACAACAAAAACATTTAGTTATATTTCACAAACATATAGAACTCTTGGTGAATCTACAATTCATGACATTATAAAAAATATTAAGTAAATAAATTAAATGATTTGATAAATTAAATGATTTGATAAATTAAATGATTTGATAAAGTAAATGATTTGATAAATTAAATTTATTTTATAATATTAATTAAATAGCTATGCAAAATTTACATGATCGTTTATTATTCATCTATAATTTTATATTATTTAACAAAGCTAATGGTGATGAATTATGTCCTGATGAATATAATGCTTTAAATCATAATATATTATTAATACAACGTATTGGTTCAGAATCTGCTAATGGTGAAGCATTTAAATCATGTACTCCTTATGATGTAAACACTCATCAATGTGATGATAATAGTTTCTTATTATCTACAAAAAAAATACCATTAACAAATATACACAAATCATTATTTAATTTATATAAACAAGATGAAAAGATAGTATTAAATACAATTACTAGTGATGTATTTACTGAATTAACATGTATGAAATTATGTGCAATTATATTAAATAATAATAATACACAGATTTGTCCAAACTTACCATTATATTATAATTATTTCATATGTAACAATTGTGAATATACAAATAGTAATATTTTACAAATAAAACAAAATTCTATAAATAATATAAATAAGATAGATATATTTAATTATAATGATATATTACAATATTTAAAAAGACAAAATTTAGATATTATAGATAATACTTTAGTTGAAAATTTTAAAATATCAATTGATAAAAAAATAAAAGAAATACAACATCTCCATAACAATTCTTTATCAAATTCATGTATTTTATTAACAAATGAATATGCAAATGAAGGTGATTTAAAATCATGGTTAGCTAAGGAAAATAGAAGTGAAACAGAATGGTATGTTATGTATTTTCAAGTCTTTGCTGGATTATATACATTACAAAAACACTTTGATTTAACTCATAATGATCTTCATTGGGGAAATGTATTAGTACATAAAATAAATAATTCTGATGAATTTTTATATTATAAAATAAATGATACTTATTTTAAAATACCTAATATAGGATATCTGTTTACATTATGGGACTTTGGATATGCACGTATTCCAAATGATAATTTTACTATACATTTTGCAAATGAACAAAATTTTCTTCCACCTAAAATGCAAGCAAAAGAATCATTTTATTATAATGACTATATGATGTACTTTAAAGATTATTTTCAAATTAGTCAAGTTGCAGACTGGAATATAACAACAAATCATAAAGTAACACCCCCTAAAATAATTCGTTTTTATGAAAAAATTCAATCATGTTTTTTATATTGTATTCCATTACATTATATGTTTGATAAATTATTTTCTGATTATATATTTATACCTTCTTCACAAAATTTAACTGATTTAATAATATATAGAATCGATGATAATAATATTCCAGAAGTTCCTGATGAATATAAATGGTTATTAAATAAAAATTCAAATTATAAAAAAATACAAAAATATAATAGCAACTATATGAGTTTTATGATAGACCAATATAAAACACTTAGTGAACCTACTATACAAAATTATGTAAATGAATTATCAAACTTTAATATAGGAAACCACCACCACAATTTAGATTTAATGGAAGATATTAATAGTTAATTCAATTTATTTTATTTCATTAATTAATTTCTAGTATAATATTAATTAATGTTAAATCTTGAAAATCGCTTACTTTTATATATTAATAATATTTTACCTAATAAAAATGATGGTGACTTGTTATGTGTAAATGAATATAATATACTCAATAATAATGTATTATTAATAAAAAAAATTGGATCAGGTGAATATGGTGAAGCTTATATATCTTGTAAACCTATTAATAAAGTAACAAATAATTGTGATAATAATAGTATTTTATTATCAATTAAAAAAATGATTCTATCTACAAATATTTTTTACATTATTTATTATTTTAATAATCAAAATATTTTAACTGATGGTACTTATTATAAAGACATTGACACAATTGTTGAGTTAATGACCATGAAATTATGTCAATTTATATTATTAAATCCTATACCTATTTGTCCAAATTTGCCATTATATTATAATTTTTTTGTTTGTAATGATTGTAATAAAAATCTTGAAAATAAAAAAAAACAAATTAAAAATTTATATTATATTAATAAAAATGGGACATCTAAATCTCTTTATTTCTATTTACAAAAAATACAAAAACAATTAAAACATGAAAATAAAAAAAAATTAAATAGTTCATACTTAAAAAAACTTGAAGATAATGTTGGTAAAGATAACGCTGAATTATTACAATATATTATAAATCAACCTAAAAATGAATGTGTTCTATTAACAAATGAGTATGCAAATGAAGGAGACTTAAAAACATGGTTACAAATTCCAAGAAATGAAACTGAATGGTCCGTTATGTATTTTCAAATATTTGCTGGATTATATACATTACAAAAACATTTTGATTTAGTACACCACGATCTTCATTGGGGAAATGTATTAGTTCATAAAATAAATAATTCTGATGAATTTTTATATTATAAAATAAATGATACCTATTTTAAAATACCTAATATTGGTTATTTGTTTACACTCTGGGATTTTGGTTTTGCACGCATTCCATCGGATAATGCAACTTCTAACCCTTATTGGACTTTTATAAATACTTCTAAAATTCAAGCAAAAAAGAATAACTATTATACTCATAAAAACCGCAGCTACAATCGCTATTCAGAAGATTATTTTAGAATTTCACATGCTATAGATTGGGTATCAATATACTATCCAATATATGCTCCACCTAAAATAATAGATTTATTTAATAAAATAGATTACTTACATCGTTATGCTATACCATTACATTATATATTTGAAAAAATATTTAAAGATTATATTGTAACATCTATTTCTAATAATATACAACCTTATATCATCGATGATCAAAATATACCACAACTACCAGATGAATATAAATGGTTATTAAATAAAAATACACATTACAAAAACTCATATCATATGGATATTGACGATATTACTCCTATTACTCCTTTATCTTATTATCAAAATCAAATGGATATATCTAATATAAATCATAATTATCTTCGACAAATTTATAAAACAGAAGGTCATACAACAATGGATATAGATTAAAAATCATCTAAAATTTCTTTAATTTTTTTATCAATCTCAAATTGCGAATCATATTGAGACTGAGACTTAGACTCTTTTCTTGATTCTAAATGACGCAAAAATTCATCAGCAAATTGATTCGCTATTTCATCATTTACTTCATCATCACCATTTTCTTTATTTTCTTGTACAGGTTCCATTATAAGATCATCATTATGTTCAGATAAACCATGGACAGACATGGATAAACCATGGACAGACATGGATAAACCATGGTCTTCCGTTGTAGAAGAATCATCAGAACAAGCTGCTACAACAGAATTAGAATTATGAGAGTCAATACTTACATCATCATCACTTTGATCATCACTATCACTATCACTATCACTATCACTATCACTATCATAATTACAATTTAAACAATTACAGTTACCACAATTATCACAATCACAATTACAATTAGCTTCTTCTTTATTTTTAATAAATTTTTTAAGAATATTCTTAGATGTATTAAATTTATACAAAAGAATTACTGGTAAACATAATAAACCAATATTAAAAATTACATTAAACAATTCATTAGCCATACTATCTATTATTTGTTTTATTATAAATATCAAAATTATATAATAAAAAAAACGCAATTCTTAAATTTAATTGATTAAACTGTCAAATTTAACAGGTGAATAATAAATAGATTTTAAAATTTTTTTAGTACTCATATTATAGACAACATAATGAATTTTATCATCACTTAATCTATAAGCTGGTGAATCATATCTTTCAGATTCATGTTGTTTATACCATTCAACTGTATCTTGGGCTTCTTTTTCTGTTTTACATAATTTACTCATATTACTTTTATGTACTAAATAGAATGCCTTATCAGCATCAATTCCAAAAGCCGTAAATGCACCATACGTAACATATAATATATCTGTTAATGCATCAATTGTTTCCACAAAATCATGATTTTTAACCGCTTCTAATAATTCACTTACTTCTTCATTAATTAAACTTATACGATAATTCACTAATTTAGGATCTTCTTTAAATAATTCTACTTTTGGATTATTATGAGAATCCACTCCAAAAGCATTATTAAACTCTACAACTTGTTTGTAATTAGAACTCATTTTTAAAAATTAACTAAATTTATTATTTACTATTTATAAATTCATTTTCAATTTATATTATTATTCAAATCTTACCTTTTTAATATTCTTTATTTCATTAATACAATTATTATAATTTATATTGTGTTTATAAATATTTTCTGCAATTTCACTATTTGATATAATACTACTTTCATCACTTTCATAAACTCTTTTTTTATAATTTAAGTCATCCCTAATATTAATTTCATCTTCACTTTCATTTTCACTTTCATGACCATAACTTAATCCGTCACTAACAGATTCACTAACAGATTCTAAATCATTGTTTTTATTATTTTCATCATCTTGTCTAAATTCTAAATTATTATTTTCATTTATTTCCCATTCTAATTTTATTTCTGGTTGTGTTTCTGTTTGAATTTGTTCCCGGCTTTGTTCTAACCTGTCTAGATCCTGGCTTGTCCAGGCCCGAACGGAGTCGGAATCTTTGTTAAGATCTGTCCCGACCTCTGTTCTGGTGTGTACAGGACAGAAAGACAGAGAGCCAGGATCAATTTCTGATTCTGATTCTGATTCTGATTCTGTTTGCATTTGCGTTTGTGTTTGCGTTTGTGCTATTTCTGTTTTTTTTAAAGTATTTTTATAATATAGTGGTTTATTTAAACTTTTTCTTACATACAATTTATAACGAATTTCTGAAAAGGCCATATTAAAAAAATATTTAATTTCATTCACAGTTTCTATTGCAAAATTAAGACAATATTTATATACATTCATTTTGTATTACAATACTTAAATATAATATATTTCATTTTTTATTTAAAAATAAAAATTTATATTAATTAAAATATGGATTTTTTAAGCCAATGTGAATTAATAAAAAAGGATAATCAAATAAAGGATTATTTACAAAATAAAAACATAAATTTAATTGATTTTATAAAAAAGTATATAAAAATCGATGAAATATTAATTAATTATTTTATAGAACAAAAAGAAAAAGAAGAATATAATACAACTGATTCTAATATAAATTTAGTACGTGATGAATTAGATACTATTAAAAAATTATTATTATCAAATAATAACAGTTTAGAAAATATACAAAGTAATGTATTATCATCAAATATTACACTTTTATCAAGTATTGAAAGATATAATTCAGAAATTACAAAAGAAATAACAAGTGGTAATTCATTTAAAGAGGAATTTAAAAATATTCTTGAAAATTTTAAAGAAAAAATTGATGTATTAAGTACTAAAAAATTAAATGATATTGATCGTAAGTCATTAGATGTATTATCAAATATTGGTAATACGTTAATAACATCATTGGATTCTCATATAATTAATCAAAAAATAATTTCAATTGAAAAAGTATTAAACTCGTTACACGATAATTTTACAGGAGGTGTAGGAAGTTCTAAAAAAGGAGCAACCGCTGAAAATATATTATTAAAAAATTTAACTGAAACATTTCCAGATGCCGAAGTCATTGATGTACATCATGAAAAAAACGCAGGAGATATTCATATTATAAAAGATAATAAACCCAAAATTTTAATTGATTCTAAACATTTTGATACAACAGTTCCTAAAAAAGACCTTGATAAATTTTATGCTGATATTCAATTACAAAATTGTTCTGGTATTTTATGTAATGCATTCGGTGGTATTGCAAATCGTAAAGATTTCTCAATTGATTTTGTTGATAACAATATCCTTATATTCATCCATAATCATAAATTTGATAATAGTTTATTCACATTAGCTGTAAATATTATTTATAATATGCATGAACATATAAAAGATAAACAAAATGATTCTGTTGTTATTGATCAACGTCTTTTTAACAATTTAAAAATAGAATATAGTTTCTTTTTACAAAGTTATGATTATCATCTTGAAATTATAAAAACAAATATTAATTCTCTTAGTAAATTAAAATTCACATTATTAGACCATTTCTTTAAACGAAAAAGTAGTACTACAAATGAATTAAAACAATTTTCATGTCATTTGTGTAGTACTGGATGTTCCAGTGATAAAGCATTAAAACGTCATTATAAAGAACAACATCAAATTATATTTAAACAAAATGAATATATTAATATGAATGATAGTGATTCTATAAATAAACATAATACAACAACACCTAAAAGAACAAAAAAAGCATTATTATTAGAACAACAAAAAAGAGAACAAAATCCAGAACAAAGTCAAGCACAAGTTTTCGAACAAAATCCAGAACAAGATCTTGATCGCGAACAAACAATTTCCGATATAAATTCAGAAAATAATGATGAAAATATTCATAAAATAGATTTTTAATTACTTCTTTTATTATTTTTTTATTTCTTATTATTATAAATGCATACAAGATCATTTACAATAGAATCTGTTCAAAAAATCGATGGTCGTAAGATTAATTTTACTGGTGGAAGATATTTAAGTGAAACACCCAGTGGTAGTGTTAAAAAAATGTTTTCAAAAGTAATACAATCATTATCAAAAAGTAAAATTAATTCATTAAAAATTACTATTCGAGAAACTACACAAGGATCAAAACATAAACAATATTCTTATAAAGTTACGAAAAAATCTAATGTGACAACAGTTGAACGTGATGGTAAAGAAGTTACATATCATTATGTTACAAAAGTGAAATCTATTTAATTTAGAGAAAAATAAATGGTAATTAAATTAATTAA